GCACATTTTTTCGAAGTCATGTGGGCTTTTTACATTGCCCCAATTGATCGCTGATAAAGTACACAGGGCGATCCTACCATCCTCGTCGTTGACATCTCTTAACGGCACAGTTGGCAAATCGATTTCTGCGCAAAGATTACTCATCTTGATGGGTGCCACACGCTCATCAAACGGCGAATGAGTGTTGGCATGATCTACGTTTTGTAGATATACACGACCAGTGTCTTTGCGTTCCTGCATAAACCTACTAAACAAGTCACTTGCTTTGAAGGTCTTTTTTCTCAACTTGGTATTACGCTCTGCTCGCTCATAAAGCTCTTTGAATCGTTCTTGATCATTGAAAAAGGCAGAGTACAACTCAGGTACATCATTGGGACTAAAGCAGGTAATATCGCCACCTGTGATTAGTCTTTCATACATCAACTTGTTAAATTGCACGCCATAATCCATATGACGCACTCTATTGTCTTCAGTTCCTTTATTGTTTTTTAAAACAATCAGGTCCTCAATCTCGTAGTGCCAGATTGGGTAATACAGTGTAGCGGCGCCATTACGGACACCCCCTTGCGAACAACTCCGCGTCGCACTTTGGAACAACTTGTAAAAAGGTATAACCCCGGTGTGGTAAGCATCTCCGTTTCGTATTGGGGAGCCAAGTGCTCGTATTCTTCCAGCACCAATGCCGATTCCGGCTTTTTGACTGACGTACTTAACAATGCTACTGGTGGTAGCATTAATACTATCAAGGCTGTCATCGGCTTCAATAAGCACACAACTAGAGAACTGTTTTTGCGGAGTTCGTACACCAGCCATAACAGGAGTAGGCAGGCTAACATCATGTAGGCTGATAGCGTCATAATAATCCTTTACCCAACGTAGTCTTGATTCTCGAGGATAGTTTTGAAATAGTGTTGCTGCAATTAGAATATATGCTACTTGTGGTGTTTCATAAATTTCACCGTTCACACGATTTTGTACAAGGTATTTGCCTCGCCATTGCTCCATAGCAACGTAGGTAAAATTTTCATCGCGTTCGTGGTGAACAAATGAATTAATTCGTGTCCATTCGTCATCTGTATAAGCGTCTAATAAGCCACGATCATAAAATCCTGACTCAACATTTTTCTTGACCAGGTCAATAATGGCACAAGGTTGATAGGCACCATACACCTGCTTGCGCAAATGATAGTTGATCAATCTTCCTGCTACATATTGATAGTTTGGTGTTTCTTCACTGATCAAATCTGCCGCACTCTTGATCAGGGTTTCTTGAATATCTGCGGTTTTGATACCGTTGTAAAACTGTATGTGACTTTTTATTTCTACTTCACTTGCGCTAACTCCGGTAATTCCTTCTGTAGCCCAAAATACAACTCGGTGTAACTTTTCTAAATCTAATAATTCTCGACTTCCGTCTCGCTTGGTAACTTGAATCTGCATATTTCGCCCTAGTATTGTTCTAATTTTAAATCCGCTGCGGTGTAGCGGTATCGTAATTTTAATTCTTGATTAATGTGTTCTTTATTTAAGATCTCCCCTTCAATCAAATTAAGAACATATTTCCCATCACACAAGTAAGCTATATGATATGTATGCCTGGTTTTTGTGTTTAGGTATATTCTTAGTTCAGGTCGGAGATCTGCACCGTGATTGCACAGATGTAAAGTATATATGATACCTAACACTTTTGCAAGATCACAATAGTAATTTTCTTCCAATAACGTCCAAGGATCAGGCCAACTTTTAGGATTTTCTGGGTCTAGATAAAATGGGGTAAATGGACAAGCTGCCCAAAGTTCATTGGTCAGTTCTACTGCTTTGCCAATGGAAAATTCATTTAGGCTATACCTAAATGATTTCCAGCGATCTAAACGATCGCTTGGTTTTAGTTTAAACATTAATTAAATGTTTTATAGTTATATTTAAAAATTGCTGTGCCACTATCGACTGATATTAATATAGAATCTGAATTGGCAGAAAGATTGGCCCCTACTTGACCCAAGGTTTCTACGTAGGAATCTTCATAGAAAACTTGACTGGTGGTTTTAACGAAAGAAAAAGTACCAAATCTTATATTTGCTCCTTGTCTTATATCGTAACTGATAGTGCTTGCGGTGTTTGCCACTGGGATCAACGCCAGTGGTGAACTTGTTATCGAATACAGTTGACTTGGGGATATTTGTAGATTTCCTAGATTAATACCTGCATAGGTTGTATTGACATTTTCATAATAATCCCCAATGCTAAAATGGAAGTTATTGCCCTCGGAAATAAAGTAACCACCTACTGATCCAAAGTAATTTCCTATGCTGCAAAAATTCCGTGAGTCATTTAAATTTACTGCAACATTAGACAAATTATCAAATTCTGTATTTAAAACACGAATAGACGTTACCCCGGTACCAATGATGCCTATTGCATTACCACCATTAGTGAATTGGCAACTATCAAAAGTAACTTTACTAGTGGTTGCTGCAGAAGTTTCAACACTTACCAAGTTTGGATAAAATCCTACTGAAGCATTGGATCTAAACTTACAACTTTGTATTCTTACATTACTCGCGCTATCAATAACAAAAATTGGACGAGTAGAACTCAAATTTGAATTAAAAAATTGTATTCCTGAAATTTCAATGTCACAGGGAGCAGTTGCACCACCGGTTCCTATACTGGTTGAAGTTTGGAAACTGCTATCACAGATATTTGCCACTGAACGATTGCCCTGACTCTGTCTAATAATAGCCGAGCTAGTTCCATCACCAACTAGACGTGCGTATGGCGGGATCAAGATTGGGTTGGATGTAAGATATGTTCCACCAGGAAAGTAAATTGATCTTCTTGCTCTTGGTTCATTTGGGCTTACTGTAGATTTATATATTTGTTGAATGGCTCGATTGATCGCATCTGTGTCATCTGTTGTGTTATCACCTACTGCACCAAAGTCTTTTACATTTACTATGTCATCAAACTTTTCTTGATAAGTTCTTACAACAGGAGCTAGAGCACTTGCACCTGTTTGTGCTACATAGCCTGCTGCATTACCTACAAAAGTGTAGTTTGAAAATGCTACATTTGAGGTAATATTAGATATATCATGTTCTGTTAAAATTCTAGTTACCCCAACTACAGGAGCACCTTCTTCTATAGTTCCATTTCCGATATACAAACGTCTGGTATCCAAGCTCCAGCCAAGTTCTGCAGAAGTTAATTGTGGTAAATCTTGCTCAAATCCACGTCGATGTTGAATTCTACTTATTTGGGTAACAGCCATGCTAAATCCTCAATTATTAGATATTTATCTTTGATCAGCTGACCTTGAGTTTGAACATTTTTTTTGGAAAATGTTGGGTTTTCAAATGGTATTCGTGGCTGTGCATAAATCCACACATGTTGCATGTTTTTTCTGGATTTTTTTGATTATCAAGCCAGGTTTTTATTTTATTTGTGTCAGTTGTGGGCTCTAATGGCTCGTACTTGTTGTAATAATCCGACCAATCTTTGTCATCGTGTAAGCTGAATGTATTCAAAGTTTGATTTAAAACTGCACGTGGCGGGCACTTGTAAAGATTACCCTTGTAAAATTGCACGTAATTTTTTATATGACAAACTTCGTGATTTTGATATAAGCCTTTTGTATCATCATAACTGTGCCATGGTTTTAACGTTGAACCGTATCCTTGATAATGTGGGACAAAATTATCATCAAATTGTTCGCAAAAGCTAGCAAATCCGTGTGAAAATATATCAGGATTCATTGGATCAACTAAAGTAAAAAATTTCTTAAATTGGCTTTCCCAATCAAACACTCTATCCCATCTGTGAGCAATTCCGGTTTTATTATATAACCCAGTTTTAATTAGATCCAATAACTTGTTGAAATTAGAATCAACTAATGATCCATAAGGTTCATCTTGAGTGTGCTTGGTTACTGCCAAACACAGTTTGATTTCATGGTCAACGAAAAGCTCGTTAACATAAGGAAACAATTTATCAATTTGGTATCCGTTGGTGTTGACCCATATACGCGATTGATCTGGCCAATATTTTTTTATTAATCTAAACCAGTTGATAAATCTAGGGTGAAGTAAAGGTTCGCCACCAAATATGTTAATTCTTTTAGGATCAATATATTTAGACCATAAAGCTAGTTGCTCTTCGTAATCTTCTGCTTCGTATAATCCATTTATTTCATTATGATGACTGAAGGTACAACACCCGTCGCATTTTAATTGGCAGCTACGTATGATAACTATATCTAGATATTCAATTTGAAATTTCATTGAGTTGATAATAAGCTGCTACTCTACGCATCCACTGATCACTCCAGTATGCAAAGTCTTTGGGTTCTAATACAAATTCCTGGTATTGAGGGGTTGAATGTTCATCAGCGGGTCGAGCGCACATAAGAATGACACCTGTGTTAATATTTGTTCCGTGTGTGTCGTTGTGAGCTGCCGCATATGCCGCCAGCTGTAGAAAATAATCGTCGATCCATTCTCTTTTCTTAGGCTTGTTCGTTTGCTTAAAATCCAAGATTGCAGCCTGCCCTCGCCATATTCCGATACAGTCAGTAGTACCAGCATAAAGCCCAGAATAGTATAAAGGAACCTCGCAACCCCAATATTCATCAACATTACCTAATCCTTCTAGTATAACTTGTGCTGCCATGAACCACGAAGGCTGTGCAAACGGATTTGTAGGCAGCTCGCCTATATCATCTGTTTTTACGTAACGTTCAAGATAGGTATGCATCCTGGTGCCGCGATTAGCAGCTTCAGTAGTAATCTGCTGTGCCCGTTCGTGTCCTACACGATCTTTCCATTCACGTAGTTTTTGTTTTGCTTCTTCGGGTTTGGTACGATCAAGTATGGTTGTGACACTAGGTACTCGACTACCGTCTGGCAAGCAATAGTGTCTTTTACCTTCAACACTTTCTCTTGTTAAAGGCGTATAATCATATTTTTGTGTTATCATTTATACTCGAAAACTTTCTCCGCAACCACAACGATCGCGTTCATTAGGATTGATAAATTCAAAACCTTCGTTTAGTCCTTGTCGTTTGTAATCCATTGTTAGACCATTTACATAAGGCAGATCTTTTCCATTAACATAAATCTTTACGCCGTGACTGGTATAGTCCATCCAATCTCTTGTAATTGGAGGAGTATCTACATATTCTAATTTGTATGCCAAACCTGAACACCCTGTTGTTCTAACACCAATCATTATGCCAACGCCTTTACCTCGTTTTGATAATTGCTGTTGGACTTTTCTGGCTGCTGTTTCTGTTAATTCTATCATGTACTCGTTCTATTATATTTTTTCTTGTTGTATCACTGTATTGTGTCCATAGTGATATTTCTTGCAAGCTTCGAAAACATCCAATACAAATTTTGTTTTCATCAAGCTGGCAAACATTAATGCATGGCGTTAGCATTTTGTTTGTTTTTGTAATCTTCTAGTGCTGCTTTAATTGCATCTTCTGCTAATATGCTACAATGGATTTTGACAGGAGGAAGTGCAAGTTCTTCTGCAATTTCAGTATTTTTTATTGCTGCTGCTTCGTCGAGACTTTTTCCTTTGAGCCAGGTTGTTACCAAAGACGAACTTGCTATTGCCGAACCACAGCCGTATGTTTTAAATTTTGCGTCAGTAATAACTCCATCATCGACTTGAATTTGTAACTGTAAAACATCACCACATGCAGGAGCACCTACAAGACCTGTGCCCACACTAGGATCATTTTTATCTAATTTACCCACATTTCTTGGGTTCTCATAATGATCTAATACTTGACCTGAATAAGCCATATATTACTCCATAAAATAATTTGCAAATTTTGGTTGGATGTCCACAATAGATTCGCCTCGTGCAGTATCTAGTATTTTAGTATACTTTACAAATTTTGCAAATCTTTCTGAGTCGTAATTATTTATTTTAAGAGTTTTAATTAAATTTGTCAACCCATCAAGAGCACAAATAGGTGCATTCTCAAGAGTTTGTTCTAAATCCGTAATACATTGTTGTCTTAACTCCGTTGGTAAATTTTCTACAAATAATTCTTCCTCGTTATTAACCATAAAAATACAATGACAATATTGAGGAAAATTTTCTTTAAAATAAGCCACTATATTTGGAATATCTAACACATTATACATACTAGTAGTAGTCGCAAACATAATTTCGTGTTTTTTAACTAAACTTAAATTTTTTATTATTACAGGCCAGAAGGAGCCATGTCTGATATAATTGTTTAATCGATCAATGCCATCAACAGATACAACAATTAACAAATTATTAAATTTGTCTAACACTTCACGAAAATCATCAGATAAATTACTAAGGCTCGTACTTATTATTAATCTTACACTAGGGTTAATTTGTGCTAGATTTTTCAAAAAGGACAAATTGTAAGGTTCAATTAACGGTTCGCCGCCAGCAAGATAAATCTTTTTAATATTTTCATCAATTTTTAGTTCGTGATTTGTTCTCGGATTTTCAACAAAATGAAATTTTTCACTCCATATGTTTACTAATTTTTTATTTTCGGCGTTTATGGAACTACTACTGTAAGGGTTGCACATTCTGCACTTTAAGGTGCAAGTATTGCTATATCTTAAATCATAACTGAGTGGAACAATTTCTTGATTGTTTAAAAATTTTATTATATTTTGTTCAAGTCCGGTAGTAAAATCTTGGCTAGCCATCCAGCCATGAGTTTCTCTCTGCCTAGGACTTACTAGTCCATTCTCTTCTTGATAATAACAATCGTTGCACTCTTCTGGCTTTTCACCATTAAGCATTTTATGCCTAACATAATACATTTTTTTAGAGTTAAAGCTTTGTAACGAATTATCATTTACATTGTCGGATTGTCGTTTATTACTGTAACAACAAATGTTATGATGATTATGAAAATGTTTTTCTTGATGGACAAACGGAATCGAGCAAAAACTTTTGCTCTCCTGTAAATTTTTAATGTTAATCATTAGGATCGTTTAGATAGTGCAGATTTAGCCATCGAGTCCACTGTCCGTTCAGGGGCAGTACGAGGAATTTCCTGTCCAATTTCAGCTGGCATATCAGTGTCATCTTGTAACGGTTGTAAATAAACATATTTTACGCCACTTGAATCATCTTTGATATCTTTAATTAAATTCTTAATATCTGGATTACCTTTATATGCGTCCAATAAGTTTTCAAGATTAAATTGTGTTTCCCCTGTACCTTGAACTAGGTTAATTAGACTATCTACTCTGATACGAGGTTGAATATGAGTATCGTGCGCTCTGTTACGTAAAAACTCAAGCGTGGTCAGCAAGTTAGCATCACCACGCCCGTCAGCTTCATCTTCGAGAACTTCGTCAAGATATTTGTCTAGGTTCTCGGTGATTACTTCTTGAATACGCATTAACGCTTCTCTCTACCTACTGCGTTTGGTCCTGCGGCAGCATCAGTAGCAGCAAAGCTGTCTGTGTCTATGTCGCTGGTCATATCTGCGGCAGGCATTTCACCAGGCATACCGCCCGGCGCAGGCGCTGCGCCCATGCCCATCGGAGCTGCTACAGGCTCTCCGGCTAAGGCTCTAGCTGCATCATCAGCAGTAGATCTTGCTGAACTTAACTGTTGTGTCATGTTGGCCAACAATGGCTCAACTGAGGCCTTGAATGCGTCTGCTTGCTCCATGCCAATCTGATCGCGAATGGTATCTAGTAATGCAGGCATTTGCTCGTTTTGCATTTTGCTAACTTCTTCTAGCATGTCCTGGATCGAATCGACCATGTCCTTGGCAGCAAGAATGGCTTGACTTTTGCCCATTTCGCTTTCCATAACCAGCTGTTGCTTGTTTTCAACCATCCAGCGATGTAGACCTTCACGTACCATTAGCAGTTCCATGTATTTTGGATTTTTTTCTGCTACATGAACTCCATGGCTGTGCTTGATTTTTTCAAGATTTTCAGTTAAACCTTGAGCTAGCACATAAGCTTTAGGAAAGCTTAGATTGTCATAATCAATCTTGACGCCAAAGCGGCTTTCCATAACTTTGTTGATTTTTTTAGCGGAAGGCTTGACGCCCATTTCTGTTAATCTCATAGTGGTGTGTTCCCAAATTTTAAGTATTTAGCCGAAATTAAAGTTTTTTTCAAAATGTTAGATACTGCTCGGCGCTGCATTTTTGCATCTGTACATCTATTTAAGGCAGTTTCAATTCGAAAGTCACTTTTGGCATTTTTGATTGTGTATTGATAAAATTCTATATCTCGATCCAATTTACCCAATTGCCTGTCTAACTCAAGCAATTCTCTTGCAGCAGAGTAATTTTTCATCATTTTGACACAATATAATATGGCATGGCTTTTTGAAACAAAATCATGCAGCACTTGACCGTCCTGCTGTTCTACTCTCCAGCATGTGCTATTTTTACCTTGTACTCGATAAGGACCCACTAAAAACCCGTAGCTTCCAACAGGAATAACTACGGGTTCGTTTACATAATTTTTTAGTTGTTTATCTGTCCACTCTTTTATGTACTTTGTGCCTACGGTTGCAAATAATTCCTGTGCCTGGCTAAACTCCGATTTTTTGTTTGTAGTAGATTTTGCCATCTTCATTTTTTCTAAATAAAATATCCTTGTTTACCAAATGATTTGCTACAACCAATTGTCTAGGTGATAAATCTTCTCGAGCTATCCGACGACCGCCTTCAAACTGCCCCAATACATCTGCTTCTTCGTTAGTAATTGGTAATCTTATTTTATTTACAAGTTCTACAATCTTCATTATTATTTTAGAATAAGTTGTACTATGACCATGATTAAACCTGTGAGCATGGCTACGCCAAAAGCTGTGCCAACGGTAATCAGCTGTCCGCTACTTTTGCTAGTAGCCTCTGCTGCAGATTCTGATATTTTCGTGCGTATGACTATGATGTTTTCTTCCATGTTGGTCATGCGCTGTTCTAGCTTGTCTAGTTTGTCTTCCAATGCCTTGTATCTTTCAGCGCATAAATCCACGTGCGCTTCAAGGCTTGCTCTTTCGCTTGCTGCCATCTCTTTCTCTCATTAAAAATAGAGGGTTCTGTATTAATGCCTAGATTGTATGCCATGAAAAAGGAGCCTTAAATGTGCCTGTGTTTAGACAGTATTTAAGTTAATTCTACCTTTTATAAAATATATGTTTTTTATTGAGCCATAAGGATAAAAAATTGGAAGCATGAATCTTGCTGTTTCTTCAAGCCCGCAAATGATTGGCACTTGTGCAAAAGCATCGTCTAGAGCACCAACTGGATCAGCATCTTTGAGAAATACATCTTCATACTCAACACCAAAACTAAACACCCAACAGCGTTGTTGTCCGTAATATATTTCAGGAAAGTGACTTGTTTCATCTACTTCAATGTTTTCTACCACATACGGACCGTCAATGTGTTGTGGTTGTGCTTTGATACCTATACATTGTAGTACGGTCTCCCAGTTGCGTTGTTGATTGCGTTTAAGTTCATTATCAGCCGAGTGTCTAATAACACCAGTAGCAGTAATATCAACTAATGTTACACCTGTGTAAAAATACATATAGATATTTATAGAATAAAAAAGGCAGAACTAGTCTGCCTATGTTTTTGGTAGTACTTTCTCTAATTAAGCAACTACAAAACTGGTACCATTTGTTACTGTTGCACTTCCTAGGTTAACTGAACCTTTACGAGTACCAATTGCCTGGATAGCTGTTTGCAATACACTTGCATCTGGTGCATTTACACCGTCGCAGCACAAGCTGATAGCACCCGAGGTCGGGTGTGCATAATAAGCCAATACTGGTGGAAACACTTGAATGATTGCTTCAAATGCTTCGTTGGCTGCATCATCTTCAGCTGAAAGGTTTACACCAGCAGCTACAATGTAAAATACAACACTTTGGCCTACTTCAGTATATTGAATACCGTTTAGTACACCAGTTAAACCTGCATAGTTGTAGCCTGCGCTACGATCAATTCCGATTGCCATTTTTTGTTTCTCCCTAAATTTTGCTTTCGCTGTAGATATTTATGGCGGTCATAAAAAAAGCAGCCCTGGCTGCTTTTTTATTTGTTACAAAATCAATTAAGCGATCTTGATACCGCTTGTTGTTGTAACTGCCGCTAGTGCAGGGAATACGTTACCGTATGCACCAATGTTGGCACCTGGGGTACCGTCGTGGCTTAGTGTACGAATAACTGTTTGTAGGTCACTTGCACTCCATGCACTACGCTCAGTGATAACGCTTAACTGTGCAGTTGAACCTTGTGCATCTACCTGATATGCCAAAACTGTTGCATTTGAGCTGATGGTCTTTAACAATGTGTGTACAGCACCATCTAAACCGGCGCCGCTTGGACCTTTTAGTTCATTTGCTAGGTTAGCAGTAACGCCTAGTGTGGTAATCTTGTAGGCCTGAATTGGGCTGTTGATACCGGTATTGATAATTTGTGCATTTGCATTTTTGGTGTAGCTATCACCAACGTTGGTTACGACTTGTGAATCGCCGCTTACTCTTGTGACTCCGATTGCCATTTTTGTTTCTCCTTAAACATTTGCGTGATTAGCGCATGCAAATATTTATGCATGTTTGGAAAAAATTACAATCTTCCTTGTACATTTGCAGTAGAAAATACTCCGCGATTTACCAGCTTGATAAATCCGCTGGGTGTGTTGATTACAAAGCCCTCGCCTTTTGGCACATCACCCACATACTGTTCTACACCGCCCACTTGAGGCTCTAATTGTTGTAATATAGCTAGTTTAAGGTTGTAAATTGCCACATAAGCAGCATCCATAGCAGCCATAATGGGTCTATTTTCTTCAGCTGCCACAAGCTTAAACTGCGGTGCAGTTAAATTATTTTGCAACCAATTTGCGTCAACTGCCTGACCTGTGTATTTTCTATTATAGTAGGTTTGTAGTTTAGCTACTGTAGATTGTGTTAGGCTACCTAAAAACGCATCGCCATTCAATGATGCAAAATTCTGTACAGCAGCTCTTGCTGCTCTAGTTTGCTGTACAGGTTCCTTCAATCTAAACTTGGTACCCATGTTGCCGGTTAAAACAGTGATGTTTTGATTAGTGCCGCCCAATCCGCCTAGCCCTTGTAATGATGTTTTGTTTTGTATTTCTGTACCCTTGCTTGTTTTCTCAACATCTGTACCATAGGTATGGACTGCTAAACCAAACGGTCTTCCTTTTATTTCCTTGCCAACTGCACTGCCGGCTTTAACTTTGTATGTTACGCCATAAGGATTGGCCTGAAATACAAAATAACTTTGCTGTTCTGGCACAGGTTCAGTCCACATTACATCACCTTGTACAAAGCCTCGAAAGTTGCCGGGCACAATAGAAGCTACACTATCAAACATGGCAGCAAGTTTTTGACCAACGTCCATGTTTTTTTGATTTTGCACAAAGAACTTTAATAAATCTTGGGCACTAGTGACCTGTCCTCCGGGCATACCTATATACTCTTTGTAGTTCATAGTAAACAAGCCATCTGCAGGTCTACGGCCAAAAATAATGGCCGGGCTTCCGTCCCATTTGATACTCACCAATGCAGGATTTGATACTGCTGATAACATACCATCAATGGCATCCGAAGCCGCTTGGCTACCATTGAGAATAAAATCTTCTGGATGCGGTGTACGTATGCCTTCAGTTAAGGTTGTTATGAATTCTAATAACATTATGCCAGTTTGTCTGTGTAATTTCTAAACCAAGCAGCGGTGCCCGGGGTCGGGGCAGCTTCGGGTAATTGTATATCACTCTTAGCCAAGGTTTCTCTAGCAGCGGCGATCAGTTGTTCGTAGTTGGGTCTTTTGCTCACTGCATCTAATATGTCGTCTGCGGTGTTCAGTTTTGCAACAGGGATGCCGGTAAGATCACTAAGTTTTTTTGCACTTTTGCCATCAGGCACGGTAGTGTTAGTGACGCGATCTACTAGGCCATGTTTGTAACTCCATTTTAGCCCAGGATGTAGAGCAGCAACAATACTGGCTAGTATGACATGGCGACTCATACCAGTCAATTTACTTCCTTCAGGTGCACCACTCATGCTAAATGCTTGCCAGCCAGGATCTCCAAACATCAAATCTGCTTGCACAAATCCATTATTAGGATTTCCTGCAATTGGTGTTCGGACATGTACACTATCGCCTGACTTTTTGATATCTTTAGCCTCAACTCCTGCGGCTAGTAAAACTTTGATCAAATCTTCTTTAGTGATTTTGGTTTCATCAACTGCTAGATCTAAATCACCCGATGAACTTTTACGCCCAGTTGTTCCTAGCCAAGTTTCTGTAGGAAAAGCTATGTTGGTCTTAGACTCGATCCATTTAATAGTTGCAGGCACGTCATCGCGATTGATACGTTGGGTCAAAGGCTCCCCGTCGGAAGTTTTAAATATATTACCACCCTCAAACAACTTATGTTGCACGTTTGGCTCCTGTTGTTTTGAAACTACCAAATTTTTGTGTTGACGTGCCGGCTGGTTCTGTTGCAGTTGGTTCTGTCGGTAAAGGTCCAAAAATAGCGCCTTTTGCTTTTTTCATAAGTTCTTGGGCTGACTTCTTACTTGATTCTTTTTCTCTTGCTTTCTTTAATTCTTCTGCTTGTTTACGTAACCAAGATGCCTGCCCATATTCCGCTGCCTTAGCTGCGGTCCTTGGATCTTTTTTTAATTTTGCGTAAGTTTCTTCAAATCCTGGCGCTGGTCCGTATTTTTCATACGCTGCCTTGGCTAGATCAACTTCAGTGTATTTGCCAGCTGGGACATCTGGATCGATGGCTTTTTGAAAACCAGTTGGAAATAAACTTTTAACAAAACTTCCTACAAAACCTTCATTCACTATTTCTTTAATTTTCACTGCGGAATCTCCTTACACCACGAGCAAATTTAGCAGGATCTTGAGCACGTATACTATTAAGCAATCTACGTTCTAGTTCAGCAGCCTGCTCAGCATCGTAGTTTTCTTTGATATAATTAATCAAATTTATAGCACCTTGTATAACATGCCCGGCACGACTTTCCACAAGATTTTCCCTGTCTTTTGACACAGGCATGTGAGCTAGTTCGTCTAGGATGCTGCGGGTACGTTTTTGCAAAATCTACTCCGTTATTTGATATTTATTGCAAATATCTAGAATAATATTGCACAATTTCAGGAAATGCAGTTTTCCAATTTTGTCCTCTGGCTTGATCGTGCTTTGCTGTTTCTAGTAACATTTGTTTGATTTTATCAGGATTTTCTTTCCAATTTCCGGGTAACATATTCCTTATATTTCTGTTATTAATTGCAGCCACATACTCTTCTGTAATTACTTCGATTCCAAGTAGGTCATGTATAACTAACTGTTGCGAGTGTTCAACTTTATCAGCGACTCGATTGGTTGCAAAATTATTTGCAATCCAAGTGGCCACTTCGTCAGAGTAAAATAGATTAAAATTACTCAAAGTTTCCTGAACCAAAAACATTACATTAAATGGCAAATTTTCTCTCAACTCTAAAATGTTTTCAGACACCTGATTCCAATCGCCTGGCCATCTTAAGTAATTAAATCTTTTGTTTATTCCGTCGATACTAATAAAAAACTTTACTAAGTGGAATTTTTCTATTATTTCATAATATTTTTTGTCAACTGTTTGTGTTCCATTGGTTTGGAATCCTACTAGAAGGTTTTTATCTGCGTGGGGAACAATTTTAGATAAAACGTCAGCTACTTTCCAATAGGCTGTCCCCATTAAAGTTTCTCCGCCACAAAACTGTACTTGTTCTAAATTTGACAAATCCAAAGTTTTGAGTACTTCAATTACTTTATCTACATTTGATGTGTTTACGATTATAGGACTAGCAAATTTATTTTGCTTTAAATATTGTTGCCAAAAAGTACTAGCTTGTGGATTACATATTGTGCAGGCTAAATTACAACTACGATCAAACAAGAAATCTATTCTTAGTGGACCAGTTAAATTGCGTTTTTCTCCAAAATGTTGCAACATTGATTTTCTAAAACTTTTTGACCCAGCTGCTTCAATTTGCTTACACTCCCAACAGTTAGCATCCCATTGATTTTTATCATTGATCTCTCTTATACTTAAAAAATTTTTATTATCCCAAATATCTTTTTGATCAATTGGTATCACAGGTGCTGTGCTCAAACAACAATGATTTACACCTAAACTGCCACTTGCATCTTTGTAATTGATATGCAATCCACCATGAATCATAGGACAATATAAATTATTCATTTTTAAGTTTTTCTATGTGCATTAAACATTCTGCAGCAAATAAGTTTTGAATATTTTCATCGTCAACATGAAAATAAGGAGAATTTTTTTGTCCGTGAAACCAAAGATTAGTTGTAAGTTGATTTTTTTCGTAATTGTTCAAAATGTTGTCTAAATAATTAGAATTAATAAATTTCAAATAATCATGGTTATATACAAAACCACCTAATGTAAAACAAAAAGGAATTTTTGAAATATAAAGTTTGTGTAATGCTAGTGATATATAAAAATAATTTTTAATTTTTTCAAAAGAATCTGATGCAGCATTTGATATATACTGATTAATAATTTTATTTTTTCCATCATTTTCATATAAACTAGTTTGATACCTTGAATAATAATAATTATTAATATCCTCGACTGTAAATCCGTTTAATTTAACAGTCTGATCTTTATCTACTTCATATCTAGTGTATCCGGTGAAACTTATAATGACAAAATCTGGATTTATAAATTTAATACCATGACTTAATTGTAAACAAATATGAGCATTACTAGCTCCTCCATACGCTAAATTTGATACCGTAAAAGTCGGCGAAGTTTGTAAAATTTTTTCCGACCAGTGCAATCCTGGATAGTTAGAATCAGTTACACAATAACTGTCGCCACAAATTAAAATTTTCATTCTGTTTTAGTTTTAAGACTTGCAAGCATTTGTTTGAGTTTGGTGCTGTCAACTGTGGCTTGAACTGATTTTTCAATATCGTATCCCGGCTTGGGCTTGGCAGCAATCATTGGGCTGCTTGTTGTTGCTGTGGTTTTAATTTGATCCATGATCTGACTACTAGTTCGGAATCCCTGTCCGCCGTTTTCACTTTGTGCATCTTCGCCTGGGTCTGTAATACGCAAGCTCTCAATATTAAATTCTAAATCAACTTTTTGCCCTACTCCTGAACTACTACGAGTCTTCATCAATTGTATTTGATATCGGCCGCGCTCACGCATGGCTCGTGAAGTAAAAATACCAAACACATTATCTGCTGTGTTAATTTTACTGATACCACCCGAGATATGGCTGTGATCAAATTCAATTTCTTCGACGGCCGATCTATTCAACTGAGACGCAGTAATCATCAATATGTTGAATTCTCTTGCCAAATTTCTTAGTTCTTCTGATACATATTTGTCTTTAACAAACAAATCACTGGGGCTTACTTTAGCACTAACAGGCATGACAAGATCAAGATAGTCCACCATGATAAAGTCTGTCTTTTGTCCTGTTTGTATTTCTAGTTCTTTCAAGTATGCACGAATGTGATTAACATTGCTTTGTGCCGGCATATACTTAATACGCAGCTTACCAGATTTTTTACCTACCATGCGTATCTTCATTTCTAGTGTGTCTAAGTCCTTGAAGATTTCTTTAGTGCTACAGTTAGCTACCATAGCATCCATACGCATGGCACACAGTTCTTCGCTAAGTTCTAGTGTAAGAAACACACCGTTGAGTCCAGCAGTAATCCAATTGATTGCAATGTTTTGCATGAATAAGGATTTACCACTACCCGAACCGCCGGCAAAAATATTAAGTTCGCCTCTATTCATGCCTCCAAACAAACGTTGGTCCATAGTAGGCCAACCTGTACTGACTTGGCCGTTGTTGCTTTTGATTTTCATCAGTCGAGCACGAGGATCTTCAAAATAGTCTGTGCCCATGTCTTTGGTTAGACTGATCTGTACTGCATCCTTGATAAGTTTCTCCACTGGATCAAAGTTTCCTTGTTCAATCATGTCAGCGGCTTTAAGGATAGCACGTTCTAGTTCTTGCTTGCGACTAAATCCTTCAAATTCTGACAGAAACCAATCATAGTGCCCTTCGCGAAGATCAGGAACTGTTCTAAGTTCTACACCGGTGGCTGCTTGTATTTGTTCTCGAGTAGGCAGTGTTTTGTGATCGTCGCTATGCTTTTTTATAAATCGTGCAGCTTCTCGCAAACTACGATCAAAGTTTTCTGCATTATAAATGTTTTGGACACGCACATAAGTCTCTGCGTCTTCCAACATCATTTCTAAAAACAATTTTTGTACCTCAGGATTATAATCTTTCATTTGTTTTTTGGTCAATGGTTGATTTGCTTTATTTTAATTATGTTTTTTACTTTGTTTCTTTTTTCAAAAACTGGAATATTATTATATAATATATGAAGCATGTTTAATGAGTCGTCTTCATCAAGTTTATATCCTAAAGCTTGCACATGCTCTTTGGCAGAATTTCTCCTGTTGATACGTTCAGCGAGTGTTAGATCAGGATTGTCTAATGCTATCCAATTATTTTCGTGTTTGTCAAGTTCGATATTTAAAGTTTTTGCATTGTTAAACAACGGTGTGCCTGGCAAAATTGCTAAGGTAGTGCCAAAACCAATGTGTGTGATAATTCTATTAGCATATTTTTGATATTTAGTGAACATGTCCAATGTTTCTTGGAAATCGTCTTTAGTTTCTGTAGGATACCCAAAAATCATTAGAAAAACGCAGGTAATATTGTACTTGTCTAACATTTGCATTGTATAATCAAGATCAGCATTTGTAAATTTTTTGTTCATATGCATTCTTACTCTATCACTTCCAGTTTCAACTCCTATAGTAAGTTTGTGAGCTCCAGAATCAGCTAAATCACGCCAATAGCTTTCATCTAGTTGATTGCTTGATCTCACTATATATTGCCCAGAATATTTTATGTTGGTATTATTCTCAAGGTTATATTTTGCCAGTATCTTACAAAATATTTTAAACTCCTTAAGACTACCGTTTATTAAACTGTCAGTAAATCTAAAATTCTTAAAACCGGTATTCTCATGCAGCGTTATAATTTCCTTAGCAATAGAAGCACCGCTTCTCAACGTATAAGACCAATGATCATGTACGTCACAAAAAGAACAAGATCTTACACATCCTCTACTTCCGGTTATTGGTAGATAATTGTCATACAGTTGCAATTGATAATCAGAATAGTCTGGTATAGGTATATCATCTAAATTTTTAATTTGTTTGAAAGTATCTGAATTTATTCCAGGAGCAGAAAAATTGTTTTTTAGAAGTTCGACTAAACTTACTTCTCCTTCACTCTTAATATAATAATCAATTAGACCTTGGTTATAAAGTTCTTTTGCATACCCTAAATGACCCAAAATACCACCGTCTGCTAAGCCTTGTCCTCCTAGTATTATTTTAGTGTTGCTTCTTTTGCGAAACTCTTTACAAAAGATACTAGTTGCAGTTTTGTTCTGATATGTAAAAACACTAACAGATACATACTTTGAAGTATAAGTTAATACTTCATCAATATACTCGTTGATTAGTTTAACAGCTTGATCTTTTATTTCCTCATTTAGCCCAGTGGTAAAATATTTTTCAAGTTCATTTTTATCTGGTAAATTACTACGATTAAATTTTATATTGAAATCAATTGTTTTACAACTAAATCCGTTTTTTTCAATACTTGCCTTTAATAATGCTGGTGCAGCAGGGACTGTATATGAAATCAAGCCTGGTAAATTTATTATTATTATATCATACATGTAACTTTTTCTTTTTTAATTCAATTCGCAACCGACTGGTTTCTTTGGCTGCTAATATACTTTTGAGTACAAATAGTTTGCCATATTTAACCACAGCATCATTTACGTCTTTACAGTTTTCCTGCCAAACAGGAAAACTCACAGCCCATCCTGCTTCTATGGCACGATCGATTAATTTACGTCCTGCACGATCTGTGTCAGGTACCACAATAACTTCTCGTTGTAACCTGTCAATTTGATCCACTTGCGTGTCAGATATTTCTGCACCACTGACACTAACACCATCTATGCTCATGGCATCAAATGGACCTTCGCATACAATTACAAATTTCCAGTTTGGCTGTTGTTGATCTAAATTAAACACAAAGTCTGCTGGATGACTAGACCAATATTTAGGTTTGACTCCATCTACTATTGATCTAGCGGTATAACCTACAGTCTCTCCGCGATAGTAGTACGGAATTACAATTCTACGATGTAGGTTATAAGCTTCTTCTGGAGTCCAGTAAAAATTGTACCGGTTAGGATTGATTGATCTACGATGTATATATTCTATTGCAGCTAGTAATTCTGCAGGCACATTATTGTAATCACCAATGCTATAAAAGTTTGCTAGTTCAACTATATTTCGTGCCTGTTCTGGTAGTGATCTGGCTTCATACTTGATTTCTTCATCGGGGACTTGTGCAAGTTCTTCGGGGGCTACTAATTCTCGTAACCTAACTGCTTCAATTACTAATCGTCGCACAGTTAGATCATCTGCACCTAACCAAGCAAGTAGTTTTCTAAACTTGAAAGTTAAATGACGACCAGGTATAAAGCTAGCGGTATATCCACAGTTAAAACAATGATAAGAGATTTGTCCAGCGTTTGTTTTAACACCGCCTCGACCTCTTGTGTCTGCTGTCTCTCCATTATGTACACAGCACGGAGCATTAAAACTGGTCCAGCCGTTCTGTCCCGTTTTGCGACGGGCAGGCAACAATTGCAAAACTGTTTGCTGGACGGACTCTAACATCTCTGTATTGTAAACTAAATTTTAACTGTGGCCAATCTTAATGATTGTAATACTCGAATATAAAACCAACCAATGTCAAATTCAAACCAACGACGTGACAATTTTGGACTGGCAGCATCTAAATGGTGATTGTTGTGTAATTCTTCGCCACCAATTATAATTCCAAAAGGTAAAATATTACGACTTTGATCTCGAGTGCTGCCATTGCGATAGCCCCACCAATGGCCTATGCCATTTATAACTCCTGCCGCCCAAAACGGAATCCATAACATTTGCACTGCCCATATTATGGCACCAACACCGCCAAAGACAACGACATTGAACACAAGGCAAAGGCCAATGCCAAGTCTACTGTGAGGCGTGTATACATTGCGCTCAATCCAATCATCAGGAGTACCACGACCATATGTATCAACCATCTCTTTATCTTTGCTTGCCGCATGATATAACAAAGCTCCCCGAAACAACACACGGCCTATACCATAATGTACCGGACTGTGTGGATCACCAGACTCTTCGCAGAATCTGTGATGTTTTCTATGCACTGCTACCCATTGTTTAGTTACCATGCCGGTAGTAAACCACAACCAAAATCTCATAAAATGTTCAATCGCAGGATGGAATTTGACTGCTCTATGTGCTTGACTGCGGTGCAAATAAAGTGTCACACAAGCTATGGTGATGTGTGTAAGGACAAGTGTAAGAATAATATAAGTCATATTATAACTTAGTTATCCGTACATACCCAGGTCCGGCATTTAATGTTGCAAGATTGGTAATACTTGCGCCGCCAAAGGTAGCAGACCCATCATACTGAC